TCTATCATCATCATCTTCCTCATTTTTGTAAGGTTAAAGGCCATCTCCGTGTTTTCTAAAATATAATTAACTTTTGATTTTACAGATGGTGAGAGTGAGGGACTGTAAAGTTGCATGAGTCTGTAATTCTTTTTTACCAGATCTATATTTTCAAGTAATCTTTTATGCACAAGAAGCGGCTTTCCAACCGTTTCGCAGTGTTTTGCGAGATCTTCTATTAAGTATCCCTGCTCTTCACTCATAAAGGAAAATCTTTTAGAAATTGTCTTTAAACCTACTCCTTGAACACCTTTGAGATTGTCGGATGGATCGCCTGCTATAGCTCTTGCTAAAGCAAAATTATTTGGGTGTATACCAAACTGCTCAATTACAGAATACTTATTTAATACTTCTTTTTGTGTGGGACGATAAATGATTGTCTTATCATCACAAAGTTGGTAGAAGTCTTTATCGCTAGAGATAATGATTTTCTGCCAGTCTCTGAGGCGTTTGTTCTGGACAAGGTAGGCAATTATATCGTCTGCCTCTACGTCTTCGATGCAATACTGTATTACAGGTAATTCATTTAAGTACTCCGACAATCGGATTTGTTGCCAGATTTTATTGTCCTGTTCCTGGCGAAGCGTAAGATTGCGTATCTCCCTGTTTAGACGAACTGGTGTTCTCCCGGCTTTGTAATCTTTATCAAGCCTTTTCCTTTTACGAGACCCCCCTCCACAATCCCATGCAACTATAGCCTTGTCAGGTTTTATCTCCCTACAGAGTTTTTGTAGCGTTTTTAGAAAACCCTTAAAACCCCCTATTGGTATCCCGTTTTGGGAGAGGCTAGGATCCACTATGTATGACCGCAAGAAAATGTTCATACAGTCAATTATCATTACTCTCTTCACACTTCCCCCTAAAAAAATAATGAGAGCAGGACCCGAACAAGCTAATTTTCAAGATCAGAGTCTTGAACTATTCAATCACTTCTGTGCGTCCCACATTGCCCCATTCATTCGCTTGCCTCGCGTCCATCGGCGTCTACCGACGTGCTGGCTTCTTGTCTA